CAGAGAGAAGAGATACTATTACTCTATAAACAACAAACAACTGCAAACTGATGGTGAATTGTTTGATAAACTATCAGATCAAATGGAAAGCAAATCAGAAGAATTTGTAAAAAACAGTTTTGGAGTTTATTCTAATTCTTTCGATAAGAATTATTGTTACATTGTTAAAAAATCACCACACATACAAAAATGAAAACACCAATAATAATTAAAAATTCAAAAATACCAAAAGCCTTAAGCTTTGTAATTGATGTTTATGCAATTACAATATGGCCTTTTGTTTTTATTCGTGATCAAGGTAATCAAGTTACTGTAAATCACGAAAGCATACACATAAAACAACAAGAAGAACTTTACGTATTACCTTTTTACATTCTTTACGTTTACGAATGGCTAAAGAATCTAGCAAATGGTATGAACAAGCGTGATGCTTATTTTGAAATCTCTTTTGAGAGAGAGGCTTATAAAAATCATAAAGATTTTAGTTACTTAGAGAAGAGAGAAAGAATGGCTTGGAAAAACTACAGAGGTAATAATGAAATCGTATAAAGGTACTTTTCTAAAGAAAGATGGTTCTCAAAGGACTATGCACTTTGTAAAAATTAATGACTTGCCAAAACGAATGGTTGAGGCTAAGATCAAAGGGACAGGAAAGGCAAGAACACTTGCCGATGGTTCCGAAACAGTTTATGATGTTGAAACTAAGGAATTCCGAATTTTCAATCATAAAACGCTAGTAGGTGAGATTCTTGAAATGGATCTTGACGAAAGCACCCTAGAGGGATAAGATAGAAACATGGCGGTTGAAGAGATTTGTTCAACCGTTCTTAACAATAAACTAAGGAGACAGTAAAATGGCTATTGATATGAGCAAGATGAAGAACAAGCTTGAGAAGCTTGCTAATAACGGTAAGGAGAGCAATAATTCTGTTAAGTGGAAGATGGAAGAGGGTCAACACTCTGTTCGTATCGTTCCAACTGATGATGGTGATCCATTCAAGGAGCTTTTCTTTCATTACAAAGTAGGTGGTAAGACTGTTCTTTGTCCCAAAAAGAACTTCTCTGATGATTGTCCTGTTTGCAACTTCGCTTCACAGCTTTGGCGTGACGGTGTAGCAAACGAGGATAAGGCAAGCCAGAAGATGGCAAAAGAGCTATTCCCCAAGCAGCGTTTTATGTCTCCAGTTCTCGTTCGTGGAGAAGAGGCAAAAGGTGTACAGGTATGGGAATACGGTAAGCGTGCATATGAGACTATGATTGGTCTTGTTCTTAACCCAGAGTATGGCGATATTACTGACCCACAGGATGGTCTTGACCTTGTAATTGATTATACTAAGCCTCCTGCTGGTGCAAAAGACCAGTTCCCAGAGACTAAAATCACACCTCGCCGTAAGTCCTCGCCACTTTGCGACCCATCTTATGGTGGAGCAGCAAAATGCAAGGAACTTCTCGATACTATTCCAGACTTTGGAGCACTTTATCCACGCCAGAGCACACAAGAGGTTCAGAAGATCCTCGATGCTGCCCTCGCTTCTGATGAATCTGCTGAAACTGAGTCCCGTGAGATTGTGAAAGGTGGTAATAAGTCCAAAAAGTCTTCACCTGTTGATGAAGCCTTCGCAGGATTTACTGGAACAGACGACGACTAATCTGTTGACTAACTAACGAAACGGGTGTATCTTATAGGTACACCCGTTTTCATTTATCACAAAGGAACCAAATGGCTAAAAAAACTCAAACAACGACAAATGGTAAATTATCTATTGCACAAATGAGAGATGCAATTAATAAAAAAGCAGGAGTAGAAGTTTCTTTTGATCTTCTTGAACAAAATCCATCAGAAGTAACAGAATGGATTCCTACAGGTTCTGACGTATTAGACTCTATTATTTGTAGAGGCAAGAAAGCAGGAATTCCAGTTGGGCGTATTACGGAACTTGCAGGTATTGAAGCATCTGGTAAGTCTTACTTTGCTGCTCAGATTGCTGCAAATGCCCAAAAGATGGGAATGACTGTAGTTTACTTTGATTCAGAATCTGCACTAGACCCTTCTTTCCTTAGTAAAGCTGGTTGTAATGTAGGTGAGATTATTTATACTCAAGCAGTAAACATTGAATTTGTTCTTGAAACTATTGAGCAACTTCTTGGCGAAGGTGATCACTTCTTGTTTGTTCTTGACTCGTTTGCTTTTACTCCATCACTTGCAGACCTTGAAGGAGATTTTAATCCTCAATCTTCAATGGCAGTAAAACCAAGAATTATGTCCAAAGGTCTTGCAAAACTTATTCAACCAATTGCAAACAAGAAAAGCACATTCCTTGTTCTTAATCAGCTAAAACAGAACATTGTAATGGGTCCAACAGCCCATACAGAAATGCTCGTAAACCCATTTATAACTCCTGGTGGTAAAGCACTATCTTATGCTTACTCACTTAGAATTTGGCTTACTCCCAAAAAGAGCAAGGCAAGTTACGTTGTTTCCCCAACAGGATTTAGAATCGGGTCAGAGACTAAATGTGTTCTAAAGAAATCTCGTTTTGGCACAGAAGGTAGAGAATGTTCGCTTAAACTCTTGTGGGGTGGAGAGCGAGTAGAAGTTTCAGACCATGAAGCTTGGCTTGACATTATTTCTAAATCAGATAGAGCTTCAAGTGGTGCATGGTGGACAATTACTCTGCTTGACGGGTCAGAGAAAAGATTTAGATCAGCAGACTTTGCCACAGAACTTCAGAATGAAAGCTTTAGAAATGCAGTATTAAGTATTGTAGAAGAAGAGCTTATTACCAAATTTGATAAGCAAACTGGTAATGCTTCAAATTATTATAACATAGAAAGCGAAGACTAATCTAAGTAAAACAAACAGGCTCCGTGGGGTTGACTTCCTCACGGGGCTTTGTTACTATCTATGTGTTGGAGAGAAGAACATCATGGAGAATCACCCGAGTAACAAGCTGTCTAAGAAGAAGCAGCGGTTTATTGAGCTTGCATCGCGTATTGCTATGCAGACTGAGTTTCGCGAGTATAAGCATGGAGCAGTTCTTGTTCGTGCTGGTGCTGTTGTGAATACGTCCTGCAATAAGAACAAGTATAAGGCATGGGCCAATCAGTTCCGTAAAAAGCAGCGTGGTCATGCTACTGTTCATGCTGAGATTGGTGCTATTCTTGGTCTTGACCGTTCTGTTACTGAGGGTGCTACTATCTACGTTGTTCGTGTTGGTCGTGATGGATGCCTCCGCAATTCTAAGCCTTGCGCTATGTGTGAGGCGGCTATGCAGTATGTTGGTATCAAGAAGGTCATTTACTCTAATGAGGACGGACAGATTGAATCTATGAGGATTTACAATGAGTAATAAGTATTATGATAATTACAACAATCCTTGGGAGGAACAAGAAGAAGGTTGTTGGGTAATTCGTAAATCTAAAGGCTGTACTTCTATGAAAAAAGTAAGCCAAGAACAAGGAATTCAAGAACTTGAAGCATTTCATTATGCAATGGCTGTTTGTTACGATGTTATGGTAAATGAAATTTCAAATACAATTAATAATGGAAAGCCTTATTCAATTTCTGACATAGCTCTAAACACTATTGAATCTATTGGAAAGGTTGTAAACGAAAGGAGAAAGAATGTGGGAATCTGAAATGCATGACAAGTACCCAAAGACTCTTAAGGGTCTTTCATACTTTGAAATCAACGAAGGATGGAAGGAACTTGTTGAAGAAATCACTTCTAAAATTGAAGTTGTAAATAATAAGTATTCTCCATCAAGCTACATTCGTGCTGCACAAGTCAAACAGAAGTTCGGAGGTCTTAGATACTACATTAGTATTGAAGAAATTGACGAACAAGACGTTAGATACGTTTATGATATGATTGCAGAAGCAGAAAAAAGATCTTTTACTATCTGTGAGTATTGCGGTTCCCCAGCAAATACCTCTAGAGATAGATTTTATGTAGAGACACTATGTGATGAACACAGAACTTCAAGAAGGTGATTTAGTATGGGTTAATAAGTATGCTAAGTCATACAGCTCAGAACTTATTATTCATCGTAAAATAAAACAAATGTCCTTACTAGAAGAATTTACTATTTTGGGTATTGTTGTTACAGCATACCCAGAACTTTGTTACGTTTGGGTAATGCAGGATGACGAATACCACTATTTTTTCAAGGAGGATCTTAAATGCCAAGAATGATGATTGTTGATGCTAATAATCAGTATCTTCGTGCATACATTACTAATCCAACACTTTCACCAAACGGTCAACCTGTAGGTGGTGTTGTTGGGTTTCTTAAAATTATGCAGAAGCTTTGTAACACAACAAATCCAGATCTTATTTTTGTTTGTTGGGATGGCGAAAACGGATCTAAGAAACGTAAACTTATGAACTCAAATTATAAAGAGGGTCGTAATCCTCTTCGTTTAAATCGTGATGTTCGTAATCTTACAGAGAATGAAGAGATTTCAAATAGAATTTGGCAGCAAACTAGGGTTGCAGAGTACTTTAATCAAATGCCCATCATTCAGCTTCTTTATCCAAACATTGAAGCAGATGATTTGATTTCATATGTAGCAAATCATCAACATTATAAAAAATGGCAAAAGGTGATTGTATCAGCAGATAAAGATTTCATTCAACTTATTAATGATAAAACAGTTCTCTATCGTCCAATTCAAGAAGAAATACTTAATGTAGCAAAAGTTATTGAAAAGTATGGTGTTCATCCTAATAACTTCGCCCTAGCAAGGGCAATTACTGGTGATGATAGCGACAATCTAAAAGGCGTGCGTGGTGTTGGAATGGCTACGGTAGCTAAAAAACTTCCAATGCTTACAGAAGATAAATCATATCTACCAAATGATGTTGTAGAGTTTTCCAAGGACAAGGAAGGAAAAGCATTTATAAGTATCGCCTCATCTTTTGATGCGATTAGAGATAACTATCGCATCATGCAACTTTCATCTCCTCAAATTTCTTATCAAGTTAAGCAACAAATAGACGAGGTAATTGAGAACTTTAACCCAGAGCTAAATCAACTTGAGTTTCGTAGAATGTCTATGCAAGATGGTTTTGGTGTTGTTGATTTTTCATCTTTGATGACTACATTTAAGAAGATTGTTGCAAATAAAACTACTTAGATTTATGAAGTACAATTTAATTTTAGAGAACTGGAAACAATTTTTATCTGAACAAGATATGGCATCTGTTGCTCCAACTAGCACACAAAGTTTATCAACAGGTACACAAGAAGAAACAGAACAAAACAAACAAAAACAAACAGTAGATACAATTAAACAAAAATTACCAGAAGTACAAAAAGCTATTAGTGATTTAGCTACTTTAGTTTCCTCTCTTCAAGAAGCTAAAAGAAAGAAAAGAGCAAAAGTAGTTAAAAAGAAATCTGGTGATCGTTGCACTAGAATAGCAAAACGTAAATACGATGTTTGGCCTTCTGCTTATGCTTCTGGTGCTGTTGTTAAATGCCGTCAAGGAAAGATTTGGAAAGGTGTAAGCGAAAGCGCAACAGATGAAGAAATTGATACTTATTTATTATTAGAAAAATCCGATCCAAAAGTTGGAACTGGTAAAAAACCAAAAGAGTCAGATCGTAGATTGTATACAGATGAAAATCCAAAAGATACAGTAAGTGTAAAGTTTTCTTCTGTACAAGACATAAAGGATACATTATCAAAAGAATCTTTTAAGTCTAAGTCACACGCTCGCCAATCACAAATAATAAATTTAATTCATCAAAGAGTTCGTGTAGCATATGATAGAGCCAAAGAACCAGAGGTTAAATCAAGACTTAAGAAAGCTCTTGATTACGCTGAACAAAGAAAAGAAGCATCTAAAGAGAAAACTAAAAACTTACAAGAAGAACAACAAGGTAATCAACTTAACGAAAGATGTTGGAAAGGCTATACACAAAAAGGTATGAAAACTATGTTTGGAAAACGATACCCTAATTGTGTAAAAATAACAAAAGAAGAAATAGAAGAATCTGAAGAAATTGATTTAATAGAAGAAAAATGGTCTGATAAATACAAAAGTTCTATAAATTGTAAAAATCCAAAAGGTTTCTCTCAGAGAGCACATTGTCAAGGTAGAAAAAAAAAGAATGAAGAAATAGACCTTGGTGAAATAGAAATAATTGAAGAAGAATTAGATGAAGCAAAAAAGAAAAAATCATACAAACCAAACTTCTCTAAAGAAAAAGATCAAGGTCTTCACGGATGGTTTGCAAGAAATAAAGGTAAAGGTTGGATAAATTGTAGAACTGGTGGTCCTTGTGGTCGTGACTCTGCTGATAGTGGTGGTAAGTATCCAGCTTGCAGACCAACTAAAGCACAATGTAAATCTGCTGGTAAAGGTCCATTAAGAAAAAAGACTTCTTCTAAACCAATCTCTTGGACTAAAAAGAAAAAGAAGGACTAATTAAAGTATGTCAAACAAACTTACATCATTTAAAGATTTTCAATTACTAACTGAAAATTTTAAGAACTTTATCGAATCTGAAGAAACTGAATACGACGATGCAGTTTTAGATGATGGAACTCTTGTTTGCGCTGCTTGTCTTGAAGAGTTGCTTGAAAGTGAAAGAGCTGTTATTCAAGAAGCTAAATACCAAGGCAGAACAGTTCAACTAAACAAGCCAATGAAAGGCGATGTAAAGAAGTCTAAAGTTTTTGTTAAAGATCCAAAAACTGGTAACGTAAAGAAAGTTAACTTTGGCGATAAGAATATGAAGATTAAAAAGAATATTCCCGCAAGACGTAAATCTTTTAGAGCAAGACATAATTGTCAAAACCCAGGCCCAAAAACTAAAGCAAAGTACTGGTCGTGCAAAGCTTGGTAGTTGACTTCTATCCCTAACCGTATTACTCTATAACTCCCAAAAGGTGCAAAATGACTACAGCCTCTACAAACGAGAGGAGTGACTTTTCTCGTTTCGGAAAAAGCTTCCAAGAGAGTCTAGTACAACTTATTCTTATGGATCGTCCTTTCTGTGACCAGATCCGTGAGGTATTTTCTATTGAATTTCTTGAACTAAAGTATCTCCAAGCATTCGTGCAGATTGTATTTAGCTACAAAGATAAGTACAAAATTCATCCTACATTTGACATTATGACCACACTTATTAGGTCTGGTCTTGATGATCAAAACGAAACCGTTCAAAAACAAGTTCGTGATTTCTTTGCTCGTATGCAGGATGCAGAACCAGACGGTGCTCAGTTTATCAAGGAAACTTCTCTTGATTTTTGCAAGAAGCAGAAACTAAAAGAAGCAATGTTGAAGTCTGTTAAACTTCTTCAGTCTGCTTCTTTTGATGAAATCTCTAAGACAATCAACGAAGCACTAAAGCTTGGTACAACTTCTGATTTTGGTTATGATTATCTTGTAGATTTTGAGAAGCGTTTTCAAATTAAGTCTCGTAATCCAGTTAGTGTTGGATGGGCTGAGGTTGACAGTATTTGTAAGGGTGGTCTTGGCACTGGTGAGCTTGGAGTTGTTATTGCTCCTACTGGTGCTGGTAAATCAATGGTACTTGTACATCTTGGAACTGAAGCACTAAAGGCTGGAAAGACTGTAGTACATTATACTCTTGAACTTGCAGATTCTGTTGTTGCTTCGCGTTACGATAGTTGTCTTACTGGTATTGAGTTGAAAGACTTGTTTACTTTTAAAGAGCAGATTTTTCAATCGGTACAGGATTTGGCTGGTAAACTTATTGTAAAGGAGTATCCAACTAAGTCTGCATCTACTAATACTATCAAGCTTCATCTTGAGAAACTTAAGATTAAAGGTATCAAGCCAGATATGATTATTGTAGATTACGGTGATCTTCTTCGACCTATTTCTAATCAGAAAGAGAAGAGACAGGAACTTGAAACTATTTATGAAGAGTTGCGAGGACTAGCACAAGAGTATACTTGCCCTGTTTGGACAGCATCACAAACTAATCGCTCTGGTCTAAATGCAGAAGTAATCACTATGGAATCAATTTCAGAGGCATTCAATAAATGCTTTGTTGCTGATTTTATTTTTTCTGTTTCTAGAACGGTTGAGGATAAAGCTTCAAACTCTGGTAGAATCTTTGTAGCTAAAAACCGTAATGGCCCAGACGGTCTTGTTTATCCAATCTTTATGGATACAAGTAATGTTAAGATTAAAGTTTTGCCCTCGACAGGAGAGACACCATCGGACATAATGGTTAGAACTTCTAAAGAGCAAGAAGACAATCTAAAGAAGAAATACTCAAAATACAAAAAAAAGAAAACGGAGGATAGTGATGTATAACAGAGAAGAAGTCAATAAATCAAGTTTAGAATACTTTAATGGTGATGAGCTTGCTGCAAACGTATTTACTACAAAATACGCTCTTAAAAGCAAAAGCGGCGAATACCTAGAGACAACCCCAGATGATATGCATAAGCGTATTGCTAAAGAATTTGCTCGTATTGAATCAAAGTTTGGAGGAGAAAGTGCTCTAAATTATGAAACAATCTATAACGACATTAAAGATTTTAAATACATAGTACCACAAGGTTCACCTATGTATGGAATTGGTAATAATGAAACAGTTGCATCTTTGTCAAACTGTGTAGTTGTTGCTTCCCCAGAAGATTCAGTTTCATCAATTGTTGATTCTGGTAAGCATCTTGCAAACCTTTTCAAACGTCGTTGTGGTGTAGGTGTAGACATTTCAAATCTTCGTCCAGAAGGTATGACAGTAAATAACTCGGCTGGCACTACAACAGGTGCTTGGTCATTTGCTGACTTCTATTCTTACGTCTGTCGTATGATTGGTCAGAACGGTCGCCGTGGTGCTCTTATGATTTCAATTGATGTAAGGCATCCAGACGTTGAAAAGTTTGTTACAATGAAGCATGATCTAACAAAGGTTACAGGTGCAAATGTCTCAATCAGAATCTCAGACGATTTTATGGAAGCTGTGGAGCAAGACCAAGATTTTACTCTTAAATTTCCTGTTGATTCCACTAATCCTACTTACTCTAAAACTATTAGAGCCAGAGATCTATGGAAAAGTGTCGTTGACTCCGCGACAAAAACGGCGGAACCAGGACTTTTGATGTGGGGAAACATTGAGAAATTCCTTCCAGCACAAAGCTATGCAGAACAAGGTTTCAAAACACTTACAACTAATCCTTGTGGTGAAATTCCTCTTTCTGCCTATGATTCATGCCGTTTGATTTCTGTAAATCTCAAATCATTTGTAGTTAATCCATTTGAAGCAAATTCATACTTTCACTTTGAAAAATTTGAAAGTGTCGTAAAGCGTGCAATGCGTCTTTCTGACGATCTTGTAGAACTTGAAGTTGAGAAGCTTACAAAAATTATTGGTGCTTGTGATAGCCAAGACGAAAAAGAGCTTTGGACTAATCTTCTAAGAGCTTGTACTGATGGTCGTCGTACAGGTCTTGGTACTCATGGTCTTGCTGATGCGCTTGCTTGTCTTGGTATGCCATATGATTCAGCAGACGCACTTGTTACAATTGATAAAATTTATAATACTCTTAAAGAATCTGCTTACACAGAATCAGTTTGGCTTGCAAGAGAGCGTGGATCATTCCCAGTATTTGATTGGGAACTTGAAAAAGACAATGGTTTTATTAAATCACTCTCACCTTCACTTCAAAATGCAATCAAGACATTTGGGCGCAGAAACATTAGCATCCTAACAAATGCTCCAACTGGTTCTGTTTCAATTATGTCTCAAACTTCATCTGGTCTTGAGCCAGTATTCCGTAATTTCTACATTCGCCGTCGTAAACTTTCTCACAACGAGCAAGATCAAATGGCAGCTTTCGTAGATGCTATGGGAGATAAATGGACAGAATACAAAGTTTACCACCAGAACGTTCAAGAATACCTAAAGAAATTTGAAACTGACCAAGTTCCCGCTTTCTTTACAGAATCAGATAAAATTGATTGGAAACGTCGTGTTGAAATTCAAGGTGTAATTCAAAAACACATTGATCATTCAATTTCTTCTACAATCAACCTTCCAAAAGGTACAAGTCCAGATGTAGTTTCTGAACTTTATCGTCTTGGATGGAAACTTGGACTTAAGGGTGTTACTGTTTATGTTGATGGTTCTCGCGATGGTGTTCTTATTACAGAAACCAAAAAAGAATCATTCCCACAATACAATGCTCCAAAACGTCCAGCAACTCTTGAAACTGACATTCACAACCTTACAATTAAGGGAGAGAAATGGACAATTCTTGTTGGTGTAATGGATGGTAAACCTTATGAAGTTCTTGGTGGAGCAAACAAAATTGTTGATCTTCCAAAAAATGCAAAGAAAGGACAACTTGTAAAAGTATCAACTGGTAAGAATCAAGCTCGATACGATTTGATTGTTGATGATTTAACTGTCAAAGATGTATCTAAAGTGTTTGATAATCCAAATTATTCTGCATTTACAAGACTTCTTTCACTTTCTCTACGTCATGGTGCTCCAATCAACTATGTTGTAGAACAAATGCAGAAAGAACAAGACTCAGATATGTTCTCATTTGCCCGTTCTATTTCAAGAGTCCTAAAGCAATACGTTCCAGACGGCACAAAAGCCACAGGTCAAAAGACTTGTCCAGAATGTAATTCAACTAACTTGATTTACCAAGACGGATGTGTCACTTGTTCAGACTGTGGCGCATCAAAATGTAATTGATAAAATAACTTGACATAAACCTCCTAATTGATTATTTTAAAGATAATTGATTAGGAGGTTTTTTATGTCTATTAAGTTGAATCATTTAGTACCAAGACAGGATAGAGATAGAAAATGTGATCCACAAGACCCAAACAGTAGAACACATTTCTTTATCTTTACTGGTCATGTAGAAGCAAAGTTTAATGGTCTTATCGAAGTAGACTTTGTTTGCAAACATTGTGAGAGAAGAGTTACAAGCTTTTTGACACAAGAAGATTACCAAACTCACAAAAAATCATTAGGTGCATGATGTATTATTTATCTCCACGAAACAAGTTCTTGCTTGTTGAACATACTGAGGTTAAGGTTGAACAACCTCAACACGCTTTCGTTCTTCCTACAGACTATAGAGAAAAAGAGAAGCCACATAAGGTGGTTCGTGTTATAGAGGATTCAACAGAGAAGTACGAACCAGAAAGTTTAATTCTTGTTCCTACCCACATGTTAGAAGAAGTTGAATTAGATGGTGAAAAACACTATCTTATCCAAGAAAATTATGTATTAGCAACCGTAACCAAGGAGGGTTAATGTCAGACGCACTAAGCCGTGAAGAGCACATTGCAAATTATGTTCGTAATGTTGCAACTATTGAAGAAGCAATTCAACCATTTAAAGATCAGATGAAAGATCTTCGCAAAGAATATGTCGATAATGCTTGGCTTACCAAAGAAGACATTAAAATGGCTGTAAAGGCTTATCGTCTTTCAAAAGCCAAGGTAAACATGGATGAACTTGTAGAAAGTCACAATACTCTTGTAAGCAAGTTTGTTATTAGTGAGGAATAAATGAAATCTATTGAACTTTACGGTGATGGTATTGGTAAGGTAGAACTTGTAGATTCTATGGGTTCAGACCTCACAGTTGTAAACTCGGCCCGTGTATCATTCGGTAAACATAAAGAGGAGCTAGACGAAAAAGATGAGAAACTTATCGATTATCTTATTCGTCATAAGCATACTTCTGTATTGGAGCACAATCTAATTACCTTTAGATTCAAGGTTCCTTTGTTTGTACGTTCCCAGCACCACAGGCATCGTACTTGGTCTTATAACGAAATTAGTCGAAGATACACAGATTTCAACATTGAGTTTTATGAACCAAAACAATACAGGAAACAACATGCTTCTAACCGTCAAGCTTCAACAGATGAAACATTCGATCCAATGTTTAATAATGAAGGTTTTGGTACAGTTCACAATGCATCATCAGTTGTTACTGGACACTTCAAACACAGTCTTACCCTTTACAACAAGCTCATAGATAATGGCGTTTGCAAAGAACAAGCAAGAATGGTGCTCCCACAAGCAATGTATACTGAATACTATGGAACAGTAAATCTAGGCAATCTGCTTAAATTTATTGATCTTAGAAGCCATGAAGGAGCACAGTACGAAATTCAAAAAGTTGCTGAGGCTTGTTTGCAAATTGCAAGTGAACTTTACCCTAAAACTGTTGCTGCCTACAGAAAGATAGTAGATGAAAGGCATAGTTCATAAATACGATAGAATAATAATAGGGGCTACTATTGAGTCCCTATTGTATGCTCTATTTACGAGAACCCCAGTAGTTTATGTTGTTCCAAAAGTTCCAACAACTTTTGATACGGTAACAATTGGGACAAGTTATAAAATACTGAAGATCTTTCCAGAACTAGTCGAAATAGTATCAAACAAAAACAAAGAACTAACCAGACCTCAAAAAGAATTAATTTGGGGCAGGTTAGTTTTTTTGTTATCTATTCTTGGTCTTATGCCAGCTTCAAACTTGCAAGCAATAAGAATAGAAGACAACATCGTTAAGTTAACAACTGAAAACTCAAGATTAATCACTTTAGAAGTTGATAAAATTTTATTATTTGATGACGATGGAATTGAAGGTTTAGACCTACCATTAGTTGAAAATACACGTTATGTTGTAAAAGATTTTATTCAATTCAATAATCTTAAATTTATGGATAAAGAGTATGATGTAATTTATACTGATTACGATACTGTAAACCAAATTTGGTTTCTAAAATCAAAAGATAAAAGAAGAAAGTATGATGGTTGTCTTATTTCATATTGTGAAAACTTAAAAGATCTTCAAGATAATTTAACTGATTATAACATTAAGTTTATCTTAAAAGAGCAGTTTAAAGAATACAATTTAAAAGGCAGAGAAAACGGCTATTCTGATTCTGGAAAACAAAAACATAGACCAGTTACTTATAAATTTACAGAAAGAATAATACAAAAAGAAAAATGCAATGTTTACCAAAACACACAGTATCTAACTTTTATGAACTATTCTGTTCAAGAAATCATGATTATGTTTGATAAAATACCATATAGAGAGTACATGCTATGCGAGAAATTATTGAAGATCAGTACACAACGCCGAAAATCGCGCACCTCGCAGGGATCGTACCGATTGCGGGTAAAGCCTTAGATTTTCAAATGCCTTGGCACGATGCTATGATGCCTCTTGCACCAAATTACATTGCAGCAGAAAGAGCCATACTTGAATGTGCTTGGGCTGGTTGTGAAACTATTTGGGTTGTTTGTAATGAAGACATAGCAAGAGTTATAAAGAATAAAATTGGAGAGTTTGTATACGACCCAGTTAGAAGCTATTTTAAACATAAAATGCCAGATGGTAAAATTGCTACAATGTTTAAAAAAATACCAATTTACTATGTGCCAGTATTTACAAAGAATAGAGCTAAACTAAGCCTTCCTTATTCTATAATTCAAGGTGCTTATAATGCTTATCATGCAAGTTGGGTATTATCTAAGTGGATGCTACCAGCAATGTATTATGTAGCATTTCCGTATGGAGTTTATTCTCCAAAAATTGTATCAAGGAATAGAGAAAGATTATCAACTTATACAAATCATCTTGTAACTAATAGTGACGGAAAAACGGTATTAGATGGTGAGTATTTAGGATTTACATTTTCACGAAAACAGTATAAAGAATTTAGAAATGTAATAACCAAGAAAAAGGTAGATAAAGATTGGATTGATTATAGTCTTGACGACGTTTTTAACCGAGTTATTGTAACAGAACATGAACCTGTGAAGATTAAAAACTATCACAACATTTCAAATTGGGATGGTTATTGTAAGTTTTTAGGTTCTGACCAAACTAAATACTATACCAACAATACAATAAAAAAATACTTTGTTGACAAGTCCTACACGTTGTATGGTATGTTAGATGAACCAGAGGAGGAAGAGCAAGATGGGAATGTTTGATACTGTTGAAGTTATTGAAGACATAAAAGACGGCCCAGATGCTGGCGAATACCAGACTAAAGATCTTGGCTCTTACCTTGATAATTATTTTATTTTTAATAATCGACTTTGGTTGATTAAACGCAGAATTGTAGTTGTGCCAGAGGCCGAAAGAAATCATCCTATACTTGGAATGTTTCGTTCTATTGAAGAAGAAACAGTAGACCTTTGTTTTCATGGATGGTTAGAAATGCATGGCCCTTACACAACTTGGAAACTTAAATTTACAGATGGAGAACTTATGCAGAGTATTTTTGTTCCACACGACACCGATACAGCCCCTGTAAGCGGTAGCACATCAGAAGATTCACAAGACGATACACAAGAAGTAGTTGCTCATTGGAAAGGTGATGGTTATGTTCCAGAACCAGACTATGATGACTACGAGGGGTAAATGAATAACGAAATTAAGTTTGTTGGACTTCACGCACATTCAGTAGCAGGTTCAATCTTTGATGGTATGGGATACCCACCAGACCATATGGATTTTGCTTACTCTAACGGTATGGATGCCCTTGCTTTGACTGACCACGGAAATATGAATGGTCTTTCGTGGCAAGTTCTACATGCAAAAAAGATGAAGAAGGAAGGTAAGGACTTTAAACCTATTTTTGGTGTTGAGGCTTACTTTATTCCTTCTATTGAAGATTGGCGTGCAGAATACGAAAAGCACAAGGAAGATAAGAAGAACAAGACGGAAGATGAATCCGTAACAGGTGCAATTGTAGAGGACGAAGGCGCATCAAAGAAGGAGATTAAGTCTCTTCTTAATCGTCGTCGTCACCTTGTTCTTCTTGCACAAAATCAGCAGGGTCTAAATAACATTTTCAAGCTTGTTTCTGAAAGTTACAAGACTGAGAATTATTATCGCTATCCTCGCATGGATTACGCAATGCTGGAGAAGTATAACGAGGGTGTAATTGCCCTTTCTGCTTGTCTTGGCGGTGTTTATGCTGGATGCTATTGGGAGAATAAGGACAAGGGTGAAGAAGCAATTCTTGATTCTTTCCGTACAGTAACAAAACGAATGGTTTCCATTTTTGGTGACCGTTGGTATGGCGAGCTACAATGGAATAACGTACCAGAACAACACACTCTAAATAAGTACATTATCAAAATGCACGAAGAGTTTGGTATTCAACTTGTAACTACTTGCGATAGTCATTACCCAAATCCAGATGCTTGGAAAGACCGTGAACTTTATAAGCGTCTTGGCTGGCTAGGTAAAGGCAAGCCAGAATGGGCAGAGGGTAATTCAGAACTTCCTGCTGGTGTTGATGAAATTGGATACGAACTTTATCCAAAGAATGGTGAGCAAGTATTTGAGTCTTTTAAAAAGTACTCAAAAGAATGTGGCGCTCACTATCAACAGAGTCTAGTTCTTGAAAGCATTACAAACAGTTATAAGATTGCACACGAACGTATTGAAAGCTTTATGCCAGATAATACCGTTCGACTTCCTAACTTTGTAGTACCTGCTGGCTATACTGCTGGTGAGGCTCTACGTCATTATTCTATGGAAGGTATGCGTAATCTTGGTCTGCTTGATAAGCCAAATTACATTAAGCAACTTGACCAAGAACTTGATGTAATTGAAGATAGAGGATTTAGTAAATACTTCCTCACAATGAAGGCTATTTCAGATAAAGCTCAAGGAATGCAACTAGTTGGCCCAGGTCGTGGTTCTGCTGCTGGCTCGCTTGTCTCTTATGTGCTTGGAATTACTCAAGTAGACCCAATCAAACACGGACTTCTATTTGAGCGTTTTATGACAAAGAATCAAGATGGATTCCCAGACATTGATTATGACGTTTCTGACCCAATGGTTCTTAAAGACGTTCTAATCAAAGAATGGGGAGACACTACGGTAGTTCCAATTTCTAACTGGAATACTCTACAACTTAAATCTCTTGTTAAAGACATTAGCAAGTTTTATAACATTGAATTCAAAGAGGTAAATGAAGTCACTTCTAAAATGATGCTTGAGGCTACACCACTTGCCAAGCAAAAACATGGGATCAAATCTGGTGTTTATACGCCAACATTTGAGGAGGTAAAAGAGTATTCTGCAACACTACAAGGATTCCTTAAAAAGTATCCACATATTGCAAATCACATCAATGCTCTTTACGGACAAGTTCGCTCTTGTTCCCGTCATGCTGGTGGTGTTGTAGTTGGTGAAAATCTTGATCAATATATGCCTCTCATTAATTCAGATGGTGTACGTCAAACTCCTTGGTCAGAGGGTCAAAACGTTCGCCACCTTGAGCCAATGGGATTCATCAAATTTGACATTCTTGGTATTGCTTCTTTGCGAATGATTGAAGGTGCAATTAGACACATTCTTAAGCGTACAAAGGGAATCAAAAACCCAACATTTGAAGATGTTAAGGCTTTCTACAACGAAAACCTACATCCAGATAAAATGAATATGAGCGACAAGAAGGTTTATAAGAATGTTTTTGAGAAGGGCAATTTTGCTGGAGTGTTTCAATTTACAGAAGCACCAGTTCAAGAGTTTTGTAAGAAAGTAAAGCCAAAAAACATCATTGATGTATCAGCAATTACTTCTATTTACCGTCCTGGCCCTCTTGGAGCAGATGTAGATAAACTTTACATTGCAGCAGTAGAAGATCCAGAAAGCATTAAGTATGTTCATCCAATAATTAAAGAAGTAACAAAGCAAACTCATGGCTTTTTGATCTTTCAAGAACAAATTGCTATTCTTGCTCACAAACTTGGTAAAGATGTTGACCTAGATGAAGGAAACAAACTTCGTAAACTTCTAACCAAGAAAGGAACAGGTAAAGGATTTGAGGAAAAAGACAAGATTCATCACAAATTTATCGAAGGTTGTGTGGAAAA